TAGGAGACTTCTACGCCTGCTCGCGCCATGAAAAAGACCCGCGCCGGCGACTCTCTGAGGAGCTTGACGCAATCCGCCAGTTCCTCTTTTGGCTCCGCTCACAGTTTCCGAAGCAACGCATCTTGTACAAGATCGGGAACCACGAAACAAACCTTGAGCGGTATCTCATGCGCGAAGCTCCGGTGCTGCTAGGCGTGCCGGACTTCACAATCCGCGACGTTCTCAAGCTGGACTCCTTCAACATCGAGGCCGTCGAATCCCTTCAACTTATCCAGGCTGGCAAGCTTTCGATCTACCACGGGCACGAACTGCCGCAAGGTATGTCATCGCCGGTCAATCCGGCGCGGGGGCTGTGGATGCGCGTTCAGGAAACGATTCTTTGCGGCCACTGGCACCGGACAAGCGAGCATACCGAGACAACGGGCATCTCGCGCAAGGTATCGTCTTGCTGGTCGGTAGGTTGCCTCTGCGACCTCTCGCCTGATTACGCCATCGTCAATCGCTGGAACCACGGCTTTGCAATTGTGGACATCGACAAAGACGGCTCGTTTGAAGTTCACAACCACAAAATCATTGACGGGAGGGTCTATTAATGAGCGCAAAACTACCAACCGAGATAGTCCGAATCGCCAAACTGGAGATCGGAGTTGAGGAGATCGACGGCACAAATTGCGGGCCGCGAGTCAACGAATACAAGGCCGCGACTTGGCTTGACCCAACAAAGGGTTGGCCGTGGTGTGCTGCTTTCGTCTGCTGGGTCGTCAGGCGGGCGATGATTGAGGCTGGCGTCCCTGAGACAGATACGTTCAAGCGGCCCCGCACGGCTGGCGCATGGGACATGGAGAACTGGAGCTTGAAACAAGACCAATCCACATGGACGAAGAAACCGCACAGGGGCGACATTGAGGCGGGAGACATCGTGGTCTTTACTTTTTCGCACGTGGGTTTTGCGATTTCCGAGCCGGATGCAGACGGCTACGTTTTAACCTGTGAGGGCAATACTGATTCCAGCGGTTCTCGGGAGGGTGGGGGCGTGTTTCAGAAGCGCCGGCACCTGTCGAAGATACGCTCCCGCATTCGTTTCAGAGTATGACCGCCGATGAGCAAGAAATGAGGCACTTCGCCGCCAACGCCAAGCCGTGCCGATACGGTAAAAAGGCCGAACTCAGATACGACCCTGGATGCTGGGAAATCTCATGCGGCAATGCTTGTAAGTGCGCCATTTGGGATGGGGAGAATTCATCGCCGTATGAGTTGTTATTGAAGTGGCATCAGAAGAGGGTCAACTGAGAGCGGGCATTCTGCATATTCTGGCAAGCCTGCTTGAAATAAGACTCTTTCAACTCCGACCCGACGAAGCGGCGATTCAACTCAAGCGCGGAAACGCCTTCGCTGCCGATGCCTGTGAATGGGCTGTAAACCAAATCGCCCTCGTTACTCCAAAGTATTACCGCCCGCTCGATCACATCCAACTGCAATGGGCAGATGTGCTTTTCGTCTTGGTCGTCCCTCGCGCCGTCACGGTTCAAAACGCGCCCTTGGTCAACTGTCATCCAAACCGGAGACGCTACTTCTTGCCACCAATCCACCGGATACTTTGCGGGATCTTTGGTGACTGGCTTTGGATTCTCGCCGGGCTTGCGGAAAACGAGGAGATAATCAGAACAGCCCACCCGCGAATCACAGGAATCGGCCTTGAGCGTTTTGTAAAGCAGCCCATGAGCCTTGGTGCGTTGCATCTCAGTGACTGGAGACTTCCAGATACAGATGCGGGAATGGAATAGAAAGCCTTTGCGCCAGAATGCGCGGATGATTTCGCCAGAGAAGTCTTGAAACTCGATCTTGCCATGCTTCCACTTGGTTGAGAGTAGGTCAACGCAATGCACCGCAACCTCACGCCCGGGGACCATAATCCGCATCATCTCATCAATCAGCAGTTCAAAGTGCTGAGTGAACTCCGACAAATCCGCACAATTCCCCATGTCTTGCAGGTCGTCGGAATAGGTGAAGAGATCCGCGAAGGGTGGAGAGAATACGGAGAAGTCGATAGACTCATCCTCAATCTGTTTTGCGACCCGCACGCAATCGCCGTGGTGCAGTGTCCAGTCTTTTCCAAATGCCGTCGTAATGTCTGTTTTCATAGTGAGTTTCTTGGTTTGATGTTCGGTAAATGCGGCAGATGCAACTTTCATCCGCTCTTGCATATTTTGGTGTTGTTCGATTTTGCGCCTGACAGTTTTAATAATGGCATCCTCGGTGGAAGCCTGGACGATGTAAGCGTTGACTTGCCGCTTTTGGCCGAAGCGATACGAGCGACGAAGTGCCTGATAGAAATCCTCAAATGAGTAGGAGAGGCCGACGAATGCCACGTTGCAGCAATGTTGCCAGTTCATGCCGTAGCCAAAAATGCCGCTCTTGGAAATCAGCACGCGCAACTTGCCATCCACAAAGTCATCCGCCGCTTGCTCCTTTTTCTTGGATGAATCGGAGCCGCGAATCTCGACGGCATCAGGAATGGCTTTTGCAAGCTGCTCGCTTTCATCGTTGGTATTGCACCAAACAATCCAAGACTCGCTGGATGCATTGACCATCTCAGCGACCTTTTGCACGCGAGCCGGAGAGGTAAGCCGCATCTCTTTGTGCATCGTCGTTGCGCTCAATGTAGGAGCGCGGAATAGCTCGCCCTCCACCGCTCCCTGCGACTGGTCAACCATGACTGTGATTGTCTGGAGATTGAGCGGCGGCAAATCGTAGCCATCATCTGAATAGCCAATGTCGGACGGCTTGGAAACGCACGCCGCCCAGCTTGCGACCCATCGCCAGAATTCGGCCTCGGCGTGGCCCTTCAAGCGCCAGTCGCCCGTGTTGAAGGTATCGTTGAGAAAGAACGTGGCGAGCATTTGCGCTGGCGTGCAGACCCCAAGGAAGTCGGCGTGCTGCCCGAACTCCGTGTAATCGTTTGGCGATGGCGTAGCCGTGCAGCACAACCTATATGGAGTCTCGGCAAACGTCGATGTCAGCAACCGGCGCATCTTGCCAGTGAAGTTTTTCAGGATGGACGACTCATCGAGCACAACGCCCGCAAAGATCGAACAATCGAACTTTTCCAGCTTCTCGTAATTCGTTATCCAGATGCCAGGGCTACTGATGTCATCGCCAGACTCAGCAACCTTCGCTTCCAATCCAAATTTAACAGCCTCTTGCGCCGTTTGGTGAGCGACTGAGAGCGGCGTCAAGATCAACACACTCCCGCCAGTCTTGCGGCATACCTGAGAAGCCCACTCAAGCTGTTGAGCGGTTTTACCCAATCCACAGTCCTCGAATAATGCCGCTCGGCCTTGTCTCACCGCCCAGCGCAAAACGTGAGCTTGCCACTCAAAGAGCGGGGCGATGATTGGGAGAGGCTCAAAGCCGTGCGACTGAGCGCGTTTGGTTTTTGTCTCGATGAATTTGTCGTAATCGTTCATAGGCCACCAAGAAAGCACAGCCAGCCGCCATGTAAAACAAAAAGTAGAAAAATATAAAATTCTACTTTACAGGGTTTGGGTGATGTGATTTGATTGACTCACATGAGCACGATACCGCCCCCGCAACCTCCAGCCGCTTCGCTAAAAGTAAGCGCCGATCTTCACCGCCGCCTCAAAATCCACGCAGTCCAAAACGGCTATCGCCTCCAAGACTTCATTGAGCGCGTCCTCGAAAAATCCCTTAACCGCAAAAAGCCATGAAGCCCAACTCATCCACTCTCTATCTCCTCCACGCTGTGAAGTGGCTCGATCGTGCCATCTGGTGGCGCAAGGAAGTTAACGAGGATTCCTCGGTATCTGCCGCTCACGCGATGCAAGTCGCATGGTGGGCGCGGGACAACTTCCAATGCTGGAAGCGGGACACGTTTCGGGCGTAACTACATCCAATACACATAATCCCAAATACAATTTCCGACACACCGCCGCACTTCCCTACACGTCCCGCCACTCGACGATACGACATCCTATTTCCGTCACAACACGTCACAACACAACACAACACGCCACTTACTTTAACTAGACAAAACAACAACAATGAACATTCCAATTCACGACATCTTCCAAGCCTTCCTCTGGCTCTTTGGCATCCTTTGGCCCGCCCTCGGCGCCATCCTTTGCCTGGCCGGCGCAGTCGCCGTGATCTTTTTCTTCCGAGAACTCTGGCGCGTGTGCGTCGAGTTTTACTACGATGGCACCGACAGCTACAAAGACCGTGACTAATTTTCAGTGAACCCAAACCCAAAAATAACAACATGAACGAACTCGCACCCGCAATCGTAAAACCCTCCGCGCTCGCTGTCATGGCCTCGCGCTTCAACGTGGACCCTCGCAAGCTCCACGACACACTCAAGGCAACCGTATTCAAATCCGCCAGCGATGAGGAGCTTTTGGCTCTCGTTGTCGTAGCGAACGAATACGGACTCAACCCGCTGACCAAGGAAATCTACGCCTTCCCCGCCAAGGGTGGCGGCATCGTCCCGGTGGTGAGTGTGGACGGCTGGAACAACCTTGCCAACTCTCATCCTCAAATGGACGGCATGGAGTTTGAGTTTGAGCACGGCGAGAAGGGCGAACTCATCTCTTGCACCTGCGTCATCTACCGCAAAGACCGCTCCAAGCCCATCAAGGTCACGGAGTATCTTTCGGAGTGCAAGCGTCAGACCGACCCGTGGAAGATGGAACACCGGATGCTTCGCCACAAAGCGCTGATTCAATGCTCGCGTGTGGCGTTTGGTTTCTCGGGTGTGGTTGATGAAGATGAAGTGCCAGCGATGCGGGATGTGACGCCGGTTCAGAATGCGGTTGTGCCGGTGGTGAAGGAGTTGGAGCAGCCTAAACGCCAGAGGGTGGTTAAGGAAGATCCAAAACCCATCGACCCCAATCGCACACCACATCAAAAGCTCGCTGACTCCATCGAAGCCAACAATTTGACCTGGGGCCAAGTCGCAAACGCCGCAACGGAAGGCGGGCTTTTTGTGGATGGCGATATTAACCTTATTGACCAAGAGGAGGATGTGGTGCTGGAAATCATGTCGGTGTGGCCGCAGTTGGTTGCTAGCTTGAAAGGAGGCGCGAAGTGAGCGACGAACGCCACGGAGTCCCCTCCGCTTCCGCCATGCGGCGGATCTCAAACTGCCCGCCATCGTTTAAGCTGGGGGCGCTGTTCAAAGACCCCGGTAGCGATGAGGCTACAACCGGCGACCGTATCCACCTTGCACTCGAAACTGGCGACACAAGCAAGCTGGAAACTGAGGACATTCAGACCTACGAGATGTGCCTTGATCAAAAGAACGAACTCCTGAACAACTGGATTGGGGAGGAGATGGATTACCAAGTGTTTAAGGAGGTGCGGCTTGGATTGACCACTCTCGGCCTTGTCCGGGACGTAACACCCAAAACGACCTGGAAACTCCGATTCAGCGGCAAGGCCGACTTCGTGGCGACATTCGGAGAGGGTGCGCTAATCGTGGACTACAAGACCCTTCACGGTGATCACGACCACGCTTCGGTCAATGACCAGCTTCGGGCATTGGCGGTGCTTGTGCATCTTCGGCATGGCGTCTCGCAGGTGAGGGTTGCAATCGTCCAACCGTGGAAGGGTAAGCCAACGGTTGCTGACTTCGACAAGGTGGCATTGGATGCGGCCACGACATGGCTCTATGACACGCTCAACCGTGAGGAGGTATCAACACCCAACCAAGCCAACGCCGGCGACTGGTGCAAGTGGTGTGCTGCTAGAGTTTCGTGCGTAGCGTTTCAAGACAAGGCAATGCGCGTTGCTGAAACCGCAATCATGCAACTCCCTGCCGACGACGAAACGGCCAAGAAAGCCATGTTTGCGCGGGCGGCGGAGTTACCAGACAGCGAACTGGCGGCAAGGTATCGAGGGCTGAAAATGCTGTCTTGGTATGTCAACGCGGTTGAAGGCAACGTGAGAATGAGAGCAGCGGAAGGTGGCGAGTTTGCGTCGAATCATTACCGCATCGTTGAGGGCAAAGCGCGAGAGTCTATTGAGCGTGTCGATGTGGTATTCAGCAACCTCTCGGAACTTGGTGTGACGGCTCAGGACTTCACGGCGGTTTGCAAGACGACCAAGACCGCTGTGAGCGCACTAGCACGCAAAGCAACGGGGCAAAAGGGCCGTGAGCTTGAGGCGACAGTGAAGCGGTGCCTGGAAGGTGCAGTGAAGCTGGGCAAGCCTCCGCTCAAGCTGGTGGCGGCAAACGGAACCATTGAAGATGAGGAGGGCGACGATGAAATGTCCTGAGTGTAACGGAACAGGCAAGCAATCCGAACCGCAATACCGCTGCGAGGACTGCGATGGGACTGGAAAGCAACTCTGCGACGAGTGTTTTGAAGAGTTAGAATTTTGCGAGTGTAACCAGAACAACGAACCAGAGGAGGACGAAGAAAATGAATGACTTGGAATTAACCGACGACACGCCAATTATGGCGCAAAATGGAGCAGAGACACGCCGCAAGGCTTTGTTTTTGTTTGCCCGCAACGATCATTTCCCAATGTCAGGAAATGACCTTGAGCAAATCTCAACTATGCTCGATTACCGTTTAGAGGCTGATATGTATTGGGAGGCTTACGTTGACGATCTTTTTGAACGCATGGAGCGTGAGGCGAATTTGCGTGGGGAGAAATGGGACTGGAGCGCGGCATGAAACAGCAAGACTACCAGCGCCAATACTATCAACTTCGCAAGGCTCGCGGGTGCTTTGATTGCGGCAAACCTAAACGGCCTGAGGCAACACGTTGCCACCAATGCGCCCGCGATCATGCAGCAAAGGCCAAGGAACTTTACGATACTAATCAGGTAACTAAAATGAAACAAGAACCGAAACCGAAAACCGTTGTGGATGATGAAATAATCACGGCAGTCAAGCCTAAAAGGGTTGGCTTAAAAAAGATTAAATCAAGCAAATCCACGGGTGACAAAATTCACAAAGCTGCCATCTCCAGAGGACTTGCGGCAACAAAGGGAGCATACAACCATAAAACCGCCAAAGCTATATTTTTGCGGGTGAACCAACTTTCAGAAAAATTCGTCAGTCCGTTTGGATTGGGCTTGGGGGAGCTTTAACTTACACCGATATGATTCACAGACTGCTAGACAAACTAACGCACAAGCTCGTCAAGAATGACGCCATTCTTTTGCTCGCTGCCTATGAAAAAGCGGGGCTTCAATGGATGAAGCGGGCCGATGTTATTCAGGGTATCGGCACCTTTGCGGCGGCGGATACCAAATGCACCAAGCTATCAACTAACAGGCTGGAAAGCCTTGGGTTCTTTGAGTGCGAGGTGAGGCCGGA